CAAAGACGATTCCTTAAAAATATTACTTTGGGAAGCGAAAGAAAAATATGAACTATGTTATAAACAACAACAAGAAACACTACAGAAAATTAATGCCTATTCGGAATTTCACGAACATTATCATCTTACATTCGATGAACTTCAATTACTATTTATAAACACATTTCAAAACTTAATTAATTTTAATCGCGAACATTATACAACATTTGAATAATTTATATATAAAAGAAGTCCATACTCTTTATTGTCGACAGTCGGACTCTCCCCACTCTAACGTATTTACTGAGTGGGGATTTTTTGTTTATATGAAAAAGAAACACATAATAAGATAGATACCTATGCACAATACCAATTGGATATATCTAAATAACTTATAGATACTTGCCGAGTGCTTTAATGATTAATAACAATAATTGTTTATAATCTCACCTCAGCTTAAGGTTGTCCAACCAACCTAAAAATTATAATACAAAGATAGTTAATTATTTTCAATTATTTTCAATTATTTTTGGTCATTTGCGGAGTAGCTACATATTTATAGATATACACTATAAATTATGACAAACAAATTTGACAAAGCAAGCGAAATTGAAAGACAGTATCTTTCAAATATACCAGGTTTAACTAACTTTATACCTAGCGATAATACTGATTTTCACGATGGAATTTGCTATTTTTCTGGACAAACTGTTATTGCTGAAGCAAAAGTAAGAACATTCGGTAAAGATAAATATCCGACAGCAATAATAGAAAAATCAAAGTTTGATAATCTCATCACAACCAAAAAATATTTGGGAATGAACGTATATTATTTTGCATATTATCCTGAAGATAGAGTCTGTTATGTGTTTGATATGTACAACACCAAACATAAAGTTACATTTGGAATGATGTTACCAGCAACTACAATGGGTTTAAAGCATTTAGTACCGACCGATGTAATAGAATATAATTTTCAAGATGCTATTGGTAAATATAAACTAAAAGACATTTTCAACTAACAATAAATTAAAACAACTAAAAAAAAATGACAGCAGAAACCAAAACAATAATTGATAATTATATCAACCGAAATTACACAAAACTATTTGATATTGCAAATAATATTCTAAAGAAACACAATAAACAAGAAGAAGCTACCAACTTAATCAACACAACGTATATATATCTCATTGAGAACCAACATAAAATACACGATAAAGTACAAGAAGGTAAAGTTGAATCAATTATAATTAATCATATGTCAAAACAAGTCGCTTGGGGTAATACAACATTTTGGAACGAATTAAATCCGAAAGGCAAATTAGATTATTTTGAAAACTATGAATACGAAGGTGAAACAAGCCAAGAGGATTACGATGAAATGATTGAAAAAGAATTTGATATTCAAAATAAATTAGATTTCTTAAATGTAATAAAATATACGCTACCAATGGATGAGAGAATATTATATGAGATTGGAATAGTTGGACCATATAATACATCAGGTAAACTATCAAAACATATTAAGTTAAATAGAAACTGCTCATATTTTTTGCTTAAGAATCTAAAAACAAAACTTAAAAATAAATATGATGATTTTAATTGATATACTATTTTATTTAGGACTTGGAGTGGCTTTCGTTTATTCGGAGCCACTTTTGGTTTTTAAAAGAGCCATCGGCTTTAAAGAAGAAGATTACGATACTTACTCAAGCTATAAGAGAGCCTTACATCGATTAATTCATTGTTTATACTGTAGTTCATTCTGGATTACTTTAATCGCGTCACAGAGCTTATATATGGCTGTAATTGTATCAGGAATTGCTTGGTTTATTGATAATAAGATTTAACATAATAACATAATGAAATTTTATGTATTATACAATATAATATAAACAATAGCATAAAAAATCATAATTAAGATAAAGAAATAATGGATTTATTGGAACAACTTAAAGAATTATTGGATGAATTGGCTGTAGGTGGCAATAAAATCACCAACAATCAAACGGATCGGCTTTTTAATATACATAATCAAATATTTATTCATAACAAAGAACACGGAAGAAGTTGTGGGACTTGTCGTTCAAGGGTTTATAACAAAATGAAAACATATTATAACAATGCAACAGCAAGTTGAAATTAATATTGAATATTTAATGACAAACTTTAAATCTGGCAATGATATAAAGAACGATTTAGATAGACTTATATTACAGAGCACACATAATGAAATAAATCCACATAAAGAACAATCAAGAAATTGTTGCAGCTGTAGGCAACGAATGTTAAATTATATAAAACAATATTATAATGGGAAGAAAGAAAAAGAATAATAACGGATTAGGAATGAATTTAAGTCAGAAACATAAGATGTTCGCTGATGAACTGATTATGAATGGTGGTGTATTATACCAGGCATATCAAAAGGCTTATCCAGATTGTAATGATAGAGTAAGAGCTTCTCAAAGTGGCTGGAAGCTCGCTAATATGAATGAACGCATTAAAGAATATATTGAACGTTCAAGAGTAATGATGGCTGCTAATTTTGAAATATCACGGGATAAAATAGTAGAAGAAATAATAGACCAAATTGAAGGTTGTAAAATAGAAAACGATAGAAATAATCTTATAAAACTCTTGGATATGCTATGTAAAATGAGCGGTCAATATACAACTAAACAAGAAGTAACACATAAAGGAATTACATTTAATTTCCATTCACCAGATATAGAAGATAACGAATCGTTATTATTGGATTAAATTTAATATATTTGTAGTATGAAAAATAATATAGTAGTATATAGACACGTGAGATTAGATACCAATGAGGTATTCTATATTGGTATTGGTAATCAGAGAAGAGCATTTAGAAAAGATGGTCGTTCAAAATTTTGGCGTAGAATAATAGATAAAACCAAATATAGAGTTGATATATTATTTGATGATTTAACTTGGGAAGAAGCCTGTAAAAAAGTGATTGAATTTATTCAATTATATGGTAGAAGAAATTTAAATACTGGTACATTAGTTAATCTTACTAATGGTGGTGAAGGTGCTAATGGTGCGGTTCGTACTAAAGAAACGAAAGATAAAATGCGTAAACCTAAATCTGACGAACATAAAGAAAAAATAAGTAACACTAAAACAGGTAAATCATTATCTGAATATCATAAATTTAGAATTAAAGAAGGTTCAACTGTTAAAAAAATTGTATTACAAATAGATTTAGATGATAATATAGTTAAAGAGTGGAATTCATTACGAGATGTTGAATTAGGTGGTTTTAAACACCAACACGTATATCGGGTTTGTAAAGGTACACGTAAACATCATAAAGGTTTTAAATGGAAATATAAAGATGGGACAGATAGTAATTGATTTTAAACCATCATTCAAACAGAAAGAAATGTTTGATGCTTTTAATGATAATGTTACGACTGAAGTTGTATTCGGAGGTGCAATTTTAACAGGGAAAAGCTATGCTGCCGCATCATTGTTGGTGATGAAATGTCTACAACACGAAGGAATAAGAGTTGGTGTAGCAAGAAATTCTATAACAAACTTAAAAAAGACAACTGTTATAACAATAATTAAACTTCTTGATGATTGGGGTTTAATACAAGACGAACATTATCAATACAATTCACAAGCTGGTATAATAAAGTTTTTTAACGGTTCTGAAATAATATTAACTGAATTACAATTCTTACCATCAGACCCCAACTTTACTAGATTAGGCGGTCTTGAATTAACTTTTGCCGTAATAGACGAAGCTGGTGAGGTAGATGATGTTGCAAAGCGCATATATCAATCAAGATTGGGAAGATGGAGAAATGATAGATATAATATTAAACAATTTCTGTTGATGACGGCAAACCCGTCAAAGAATTTCTTATATCGTGATTTTTATTTACCGTATAAACAAGGCAATCTCAAACCATATCAGAAATTCATTCCAGTATTACCAAGTGATAATCCATATATACCAAAAGGATATATAGAGAATCTACAGAATACATTATCACTTACTGAACGTCAGCGTCTACTACAAGGTAATTGGGAACTTACCGATGATGAATCAGCATTATTTAAACACAGTGATATTCAATTAGCATATGATACTTCGATTATATTTTCACAAGATAAAACAATGCGTCTAAGCGCAGATATTGCATTCACGAATGATAGTTGTGTCTTTATAGTTTGGAGTGGCTTAAATATAGTCGATATGATTAAATTTGATAAGATAAAAGATACAACAATACTAGATAAGATAAAAGAAATATGTTTACAATATAATATTAAAACTAATAACATAAGTTATGATGCCGATGGCGTTGGATTATATATCAAACAACATTTTCCATCAGCCGTTGAAATACACAATAATGGTAAGACGATTAAAAGTCACGGATATATAAACCTTAAAACAGAATTATATTTCAAACTAAAAGATATGATTGAAACTGGTAAACTTAAATTCAGTACTCAATTATTCCGTAAAGAAATTGAAGAGGAATTATCTGTGATTAAACATAAACCTAGAGAAAGTCTGACTAATAAGATTGAATTAATATCTAAGGCTGATATGAAGCGATTTCTCGGACGTTCTCCTGACTATGCAGATGCATTAGCCTACGGAATGATACATTACATTAAATCGAATGTAATTAGCTCGAATGATTTTGTATTTATGAATTACTAACATTTTGCAAAACTAAATAATTAAAGGTATGGAAAATACATTACCGCTTTATCGTATTGTAGTTAATGAAGATTCTGAACAAGGTTTGGATTTTATATCATTGGTTGATGAACCAGCTATTCTTGAAAAAGGTTTGGCGTTTAAGAATCATCAAGTATTTGTTAAACCAAGTGCTGGTGAAGATAAAGATACTTTTATTCAAAGATGTATACCTTCATTAATTAACGAAGGTAAAGACCAAGACCAAGCTGTTGCAATATGTTATTCTTATTGGGATAATAAAGAGAATTTTGAATCTGTTACAGATTATCCAGAGGGTATTAAATCTAATGCCCAAAAAGTACTTGATTATGTAGCAGTAAATGGATGGGGTGATTGTGGTACTGATGTAGGTAAACAAAGAGCTAATCAATTGGCTAAAGGTGAACCTATTTCAGAAGAAACGATTAAACGTATGTATAGTTATCTATCACGTCATAAAGTTGATTTGGAATCATCTAAATCATATGAAGATGGATGTGGTAAATTGATGTATGATAGTTGGGGTGGTGAAGAGGCTTTAAGTTGGAGTGAGAGATATCTCAATCAAATGAATTTCCAATTCAAAAAACAAAAGGATAAACAAATTGTAGTTGGTCCAGCAATGATACCTGAATTACCAATTTATCGTTATGATGAAGATATGGGTGAATATTACGTTGTATTTAGTGCTGAAGTAATCGAACAATTAGTTGAGAAGTTTAATAAGAGTAATAAAGAATATAAAATAAATGTTGACCACGATAATATTGTTAATAGCGCTTTTGTTAAATCGAATTGGATTATCGAAGACAAAGCTAATGATAAAAGTAACTACTATGGTTTTGATTTACCAAAAGGTACTTGGATGGTTGAGGTTAAAGTTGAAGACGAAAACTTCTGGAACTCAGAAGTAAAAGATAATGCAAAGTTTGGATTTTCTGTAGAAGGAATGTTCGGACTTGAATTTGATAAAATGATAAATAACAAATTTTTTAAAAAAGAAGAAAAAATGAAATTGAAAGACATTAAATTAGCTTTGGCTGATCTTACACCTGAAGAAGTTGCACAATTGCAAGCAGCTATTGCTGAAGTTGCGCCAGCTGAAATTGTTGAAGAAATTACTACTGCTGTTGTAGAAGTTGTTCAAGCACAAATGAACGAAGGTATAGCTCAAGCTGAACCAACTGTTGAAATAGAATTGGCTGTTGAGACTTATACCAAAGAAGAAGTTGATGCCAAATTTGAAGAACTTATGATTATGATTGCTGAAGTTAAAGCAATGGTTGAAGGTTCTGAGACACCAGCCCCTGTAGAAGTTGTTCAAGCAACAGCTGATAAGTTTTCTACACAACTTAATCTTATTGCAAAACTAAAAAGATTTGCATAACCTAACAAAATATAAAACTAAATAATTAGTTATATATAGAATTAAATAATAACAATAAAACAATAAATATAAAAAATGAAAAATCTTAAATTCGATTTGGTAAACAGTTCAACAACTAACCCTATTGATAGCGCGCAAATCTATCACTCTGCACTTATCGCTAGTGGTTCTAAATCTTTGTTCACAGCTATCGTAGATGCTAAAGACAGAGCACGTATTCGTAAACACGATTTTGGTAACGTACTTCAAGCTGATGGTTGTACATTCTCTAATTCAGGTGAAGGTACTTTGTCAGAAAAATTGGTTGACGTATGTCCTATTAAAGTAAATCTTGAATTCTGTCAATCTACATTGGAGTCTAGCTGGGTTGCTAACACAATGAGAGCTGGTTCAAATGCTGCTGATTTCTTGCCAGCTGATTTCCAAGCTTACGTAGTTAATAAACTAGGTGAAAAAATGGGTGCTGACTTTGAAGTACTTGTTTGGCAAGGTAACGTAGCTACTACTGGTGCTACATATCCAATTCCATTGTGTGATGGTCTATTGGCTCAGTTTGCTGCTGATGGTACTGTAGTTGATGTAACTGCTACAACTGTAACTAATACTAACGTTATCGCTCAAATTTCTCGTGTATACGATGCAATTCCAGAAGCTGTTAAATTCTCTCCTGAAATGCGTATCTTCGTATCTACTAACATTTTGGCTGCTTACAAGCAAGCTGTAGCTGCTGCTTCATCTGAAGCTTACTACACTCGTGATGCTGAGCCGTTTTTCTTGGGTATTAAACTTGAACTTGCTCAAGGTCTTCCTAACAACAGAATGGTTGCTGCTGAATTGACTAACTTGTTCTTGGTAACTGACTTGGTATCTGATTATGGTGATATCAAATTGCTTCCACAAGGTGATGTAACTGGTGATGACACTATCAGAGTTAAAGGTCGTGTTAAGTTCGCAGTATCTTACGCTTACGGAGCTGAAATTGTTGCTTACGCATAATAAATAATAATACGGATAAAGAAGAGGGGCTGGCTGCTAACAGCCTACCCCTTTTTTAATGAAATAAAATAACAATAAAAAAATAAATAATTATAAATTATGAGCTGCTGCACAACATTAACGTCAATAGAGAAAGGCTGTGAGAACAACCTTGGAGGCATAAAGAATCTATATATAGTACCTTTGTGTCATCTATCAGCATCAACACTTACTATAAGTGCTGGTACAATAACTGCATTATCACTCGTTGCTGGTCAGACATTGGCTATATACGAATTTAATAAAAATACAAGTAGCTATGTTGAAGAAGCTAGTATCTCTCTTGAGAATGGTTCAACATTCTATACTGTAACTACAAGCTTGATGATTCCAAGACGAGAAGTAGCTAAACGTAATAGTTTAGCGCTGATTGCCGCTGGTCAACCAGATTTGTTTATAATTATGGAAGATGCTAACGGAATCTATTGGGCACAAGGTCTTGAAAACGGAGCTAACTTGACTGCACAAGGTGAAGGTTCAGGTGTAGCTAAAGCTGATGGTTCTAAATACAGTTTAACATTCCTTTCAGAGGAACCAGAACAAATGTATGCGATTGATGCTGCTGTAGTAGCTGCTATGTTGCCATAATAATTAATAAACATATTTAAAAAGAAGCCCTTTTAATCGAGGGCTTTTTTTTACTTACAACTAGTGTTTTAATACTAATTAAGAATATAATAATATTAAATGATATATGTAACTAAAAATACGACTAATAATGTTATCTTCACATTAACAGAAAGAAGTCAGTTGCCAGCACCATCATTTCTATTTCAATTTGTTGATGATTCAACCAGAGATGAAAAACTATTTAATATGCTGGATATAAGTGGTTATGCAAGACGATATAATCTTTTTAACTTAATTGAAAGTACTACAGAGAACTTAGCAAACGGACAAGTTGAATTGAATTATGGCTTTGGCAGATATAAAGTATATGAGAGCGTAACACCAACTTTATTTATAAGTGGAACCACAGGAAGAGTATTGGAAGAAGGTATATATTTTGTGCCACAATATCCAGCTTCAATGAATAATAATACTAATAATACAATATATATATAATGGCTTTCATAGACTATTTTAAAAAACAACAACCAATAATTTCACCAACTGTTATTCAAAACGATATAACAGAGAAACAGTCATTTAATTATATTCCAAAACAATATGATTATGGTAAACCATATCAAGAAACTTATAATGGTAAATTCGTTTATTTTGGTATAGATAATCTTTATCCAAATGTCTTGGCGGATATATATAATAGATCTGGTTTACATTCATCAATTGTGAAGTTTAAAAAAGAACTTATAAGTGGTGGTGATATTGAAGTAATTGGTTTAGATTCTTTAGAAACTGGACGCAAATTAAATGCAATACAATATATCAACTATATAGATGGTAAACATAGCCTATCTGACTTAATTTCAGACCTCACATTGGACTATCTCTTATACGGAGCTATCTATGTTAAGATAACGTGGAATGTCGGTAAAACGAAGGTAGTTAAAATGGAAAGAATGGACCCTGCTAAAATTAGAATTGATATTGATAGGGCTAATCCAGATGTTATTACAAATTATCTTTATAACTTCAATTGGAGAGAATATTCTCGATATATAACTACTAGTTATCCAGCTTATTCAAATAAATCTGATGCCCCTGTAGAAGTAATATCCTTTAGTTTAAAGAACCCAAATATGTTATGGTATGCAATACCTGAATATAGTGCTGGCGTTAACTGGATGGAATTGGATGGTGAAATATCAAACTATCATAAATCAAATATTGAAAATAGCATTAATCCTTCAATGGCATTAAACTTTTATCAATTACCAGCTAATGAAGAAGAAAAAAGAACTATATTATCTTCAATTAAGAGAAATTTCCAAGGTTCAACCAACACTGGTAGGGCTATGGTATTCTTTAGTGATGGACGCGAAACTGCACCAGAAGTTAAACCTATTGAAGTATCTAATATAGATAAGCAATTTAATATAACTGCTGACCAAATACAACGTAATATATGCTATGCTCATCAAATCAATCCTATGATTATGGGATTAAAAACACCAGGTTCTTTAGGTAATTCGGCTGAACTTGATACAAGTTATGATATATTCATTAATAGTTATGTTAAACCGACACAGAAAGATATGAGTGGTTATATTAATAAACTACTTTCAATTGCTAACGCTGGTATAACAGTTAAACTTACCTCATCACAAATTTACGTTAACAAAAATATACTCTAATGGCACTAATCTTATTCGTATCAGAACAATATATAAAAGAATACACACCTATAGGTAATCTCGTACAATGGTCTGAGATTCAACCTACAGCGCATCTAGCACAAGATAGTTACATTCAGGATATTCTTGGAAGTAATTTTTATGTATATCTTGAATTAGCATATTCGGCTCAAACATTAACAGCTAATGAAATTGAATTAATGAATAGAATTAAACCAGCTTTAGCGTATAGAGTTGCTGAACAATCATTAACTTTTATTAACTATCAAATTAAGAATAAAGGTGTAATGACACAGAATGGTGATTATTCTGCACCAGCTGATTTAGAACAATTTAAATATGTTCGGCACGAATTAACTAATAGAGCTGAATTTTATGCAAAACGTTTAAGTAACTATCTATGTGAAAACTCAGCATTATTCCCACAATATGTGAATAACAATACAACCGATATGAGACCAAATAGAAGTGGATATGACACTGGGGGATTGGCGTTCTGGTTCTAATATGATATACTTTAAATCACTACTCTTAGCATTAGGGAGTTTTTTTCTACCTGTAAAACCATTATTATTATTAGTTGGATTATTTATATGTTTTGATACTTTTCTAGGTATATGGGGAGCATATAAACGAGGTGAAAAAATAACATCAAGAAAATTGGGTGGTATAATACCAAAGATGGTGTTAT